AATAGGCCCTCTGTACTTCCCCTACCATTCGGAATGGAAAACCCGAGAGCATGCCCGCGATTTCGTCATCCGTTTTTGAAGGGAATAAATACTTCAGTGCTTCAATGCTATCAACACCTAATTCTTGAAGGTTACGTGTAAAAATAGATTGATTGAGTTTATCTTGTGCAGTATCTTCATACACCGGCCCCATCCAGCGCCAATCTACTGTCCTATCCCCGTCAGGGGCTAGACCAAGAACACCCTCGGGGACTTTTTTTGTTTCAATAGCTTGTTCTATTGCTTTTTGTAGTTTTTTCTCATAATTGGCCTTTTGTTTTTCATATTTTTGCTGCGCCAGCTCATCAGCCGGATCTTCTGGTGGGACCGGATACTTAATACCTGATGCAAAAGCAAGAGATTTACGAAAAATTTGCTCTTCCTGAAAAATCATCAATTCCAGGCATTTACAAATACCGTATGTATACAGCATTAATGCTTTTTTCTTTGCAGTAGCACTGACACGTCCGTAAGCTGATTTGTACTCAGTAGCGGTCACATTTGTAATGCTGAGATCATCAATGCCACCTAGCGCAAGACGGATCTCGCTTCTCAGCTGCTCAGCATATCTAGCTTGATCAGTGCTGACCGCATTAGGTGTAATAAAACCAACCCGATCTGTTGGTTCAAGGTTTGCGATTACTCGGGGCACGCGCATCCCACTACCTGGACGGCCGATGTATCCAGGAGGGTTCCTTGTGACGTTATCTGATTTGTACGTGGAGCTAGATAAGAAGAAGTCTGATTTGAATCCTGATTCGCTCGCAATACTCGGACGTTGTGCAGGATCAGTATCAGCAGATTCAATAATATCTTGTTTTGGACGCGACGATAAGAGAGTAGGATTACCAAAAAATGAAAGATTCGCCCGGATGTTTTTGACCATCTCATCATGGGCAATAATTTGATTTGACATCAAATCAAATTCGCCACTCCCATCAGTGCCAAAGGCATCTGGATTGTTGAAAACCTCAACGCATGGAATAAACTCCATGGTATTTACAAGAGTTTTCCTGTCGTAAGTGCCGTACTCCAGGGACGGCATATCAAAAGATATCTCTTGCTCGCTATGAAATTCTTCGATTTCTGTTGCGGTGATCCGGAGCCGCATATACCGTTTATCGGTATTCAGCCCAACCCCCTGGAAGCCACGACTTGATTTTACTTTGTAGGCGTAAATGATGATGACCTCTTCAAGATCACCCTCTGGCGAATAAAAAGAACGATAAGAGTCTTTGTCAAACCAATAAAGTCGATATGTTTTTTTTGTCGGGCGAATGTAAAACAGCCCTTTACCATAGGTTAGGAATCGATCCCAGATTGAGTCTAAGCGTGCATCAAGTTGATTGAATTTGACGACCTGCTCAATAAAATCATAACGCTGCGTCCCGAAATTATCTTGTCCGGGATAGAATTCAACGCCCTGACGGATGCCAAACATCCGCATCTGTGATAAATGAGCGTTGACCAACATGGTATCGGCAGGGCCGGTACCGTCGCGGTTGATAACTGCCTTGAGGATAGCATCAAGCGCCGATTTAGGACTATCGCTCATGAGTTAAAAGTCAGCATGATCATTCTTCAATATCGTAGCCAGCAGCAATACGTTTAAGGGTGATTGTGTCGTCTTCAACTTCGACATCAAACCTCTCGTTGGGCTGAAGAGCCATGTCATGACACAACTCGTCGGGTAGAGGTATCACTGCGGAGCCATAGGCATCCTGCTCGATCTCAATAGTGTAGTAGCTGGTGGACATTAAAAGAGATTCTCCTAGTTTAGGTCCAAAATACTTTATCCCTATTTACCTCTAAATTTAAAATTGAAGCTCAAGTTTACCTCTTGTCATCAAGCCGTTACACAGCCAAACCAGGGCGTCGACACAGTCATCATGCGAACTTACTCCAAAATTTATGATCTCATCTGTAAGTGGCCCAAATCGACGATACTTGTTGAAAATAATCTTACGCTGCTCGAATAAACCCATAATGCCCCGAAAACGAGTTAATTTATCGCCACGAAACCCTTTAACAGCATGCCAGTGCATGTTATAGAGCCCGTGGTCGCCCAAACAAATTCGTTTGAAATCAGCCTCTAGTGATGCTTGATAGGCAACAGCCTCAGACCAGATATCGATATTAGATCCAGTGGGGAAGTATCGATCGTTATCCTTGTGAATTACACCCCACTCCTCCATCATCTCCATTAAAGACTCTAATTTCTCAAGATTCCCCATTATTCGAATGCGCTTGCAATCAATAATATGAATTTTTTGCCCAACACGACCTCCCATCACAAAGACGGTATAGTCATTTTGTTCGCGTATGCCGGCTGATAAATCAACACCAACTCCAAGAGAATCAAATTGAGTGCCAATAGTCCCCTTTACAATCAGATCTGGAGATAAAGAGAGTTCACTTGTATTTACAATTTGATTTTGATATTGGAAACTAAAGGCTATAGGAGCTTGTCGCCGACGATCTTGTAAGTATTCCAGCGACCATAACGCCGGCCAATATGAAACCTCTTCGCCCTCAGTATCTACAGTGATAGCTGATTGTACGATTTGAATCCAATCATTTGTAGGGGTAAAAGTCGTGTTGTGGATATCATCATGACGGAAACGAGTGCCAAGACAAATAGCTCGACCCCCCTCAAACATAGTGGGAACGATAACTGAATTCCAGTTATCCTCCATGGCGCTTCGGATGTCTCTATTTTTGATGTCGTCTGCGGATTTGATGGCGTCATCAATAATACATAGATGTGATCGTTTTGAAGTCACAGCACCTTTTAGGCCCGCACAACAGACGGTGAATTCTTCTTCACCCGTCGATCGTATACCTGCAAACTTCCAGTCAATACTCCAGTATTCATTGGAGTTGATACCTTTTGCGATTTTTACCGTTGGAAATATTTCTGAGTACGTTTTGCTTTCTTCAATGATTCTTTTGATGGCTGCGCTCTTCGGTCTTGCTACATCTACAGTGTAAGAAATATACAGAATTTTCAACGGTTTTTTTGCCAGAGCATGTATACCAATAGCCCATGCTGTGTACAACCCCAAAACTGTTGATTTTGCAGATCCCCTGGGTGCCAAAATATCAACGTTAGGTCCTGCAATACCGACTAGACACTCGCTATCTACGCCAGTACAAAGATATTGGTGCCATTCAATGTGATGCGTGGCTGGCGGTTTATTACCCACAACCTCACAAAAATATCCAAAATCCTTCCTGGCGCGTTCTACGTCAACCGTTGATGTTTGCTTAACTACTCTTTTTTGCGCCGCCGCTCGGGCGGTGCGTCGATAAACACTATAGAGATTGGTGCCTGCCATGCTCGTAGCATAGCGTACTAATTTTTAAGATTCTTCTTGCAAGATCTTTGTCCATACGCCCATTGAGGCCTCTTGCAAAGGCCCTTCAATTGGATCGTCACGGAAAATAGATAGCATTTCCCTGAGGGCACGATCGGCGCCTGCCAAAATCAAACCCTGTTTGTCCAGTAGAACTTTCTCATCGCTCAGTTGTTTGATGGCCCCACGAAGCTCTTTTTGAAGCATAGCGATGCGTGCGGTTCCCATGTCTTGTTTCACCATGCCCATATCAATTGCATCTCGTAATTTCATGATATCTTGCTGCATGGCACCAATCTCTACCTCAAGCAGCCCATTAAAATCTTGTTTTTTATATTCTTTTTTTGACCACTCGTCACACTCCACGATGCTTCCTGTAAACCCGAGGAATCGGGAATACAAATACATCTGAATGGGGGAGCTGGTTCGTTTACAGAATGTAAGAAAGGATTCTCGGTCTTTTTCGCTTAAACTTTGAATCCATTGGTTCATGCTCGGTACTGCTGCTGTGCTTGTTCGTAGTCTCTTTGCTCTTTATAGCGCCTAAACATCTCTTGTTGCAAGTCCGTAGCCCGCTGCTCGGTGCCGGCAGTCTGTAAACCGGCACGGTATTCCGACCCCGTAGCCGCGATTTCTTTGCGCGTCTCTGTGCTCTTGGCGATAGTCGATGCTCGATCTTGCTCACCGGCAGCCGCAGTTGCTAGACGTTGTTCAGTGCCTGCGGCCTGCGTCCGACGAATGTCTTGGCCAGCAAAAAACTCGGCGTTTGTGCGGTCAAGCTGGGCACCCAACTCCATATTGAGACGTTGCTGGGCCCCGCTGACCTCATTAAGAGCAGTCTGTGTTTGTAACGATTGAGACGGTACGGCGGTCGGTGGTGCGGGCGGCGGCGGTGGCGGCGAATATACAATTGTCGGAGGAGGAGGTGGTGGTGATCCGCCCATGGTTAATAGCTCGCTCTGTTTAGTTTAACCGATTTATTTCAAGCAGACCTAACATATTGCCCAATAAACCCACGGGCTGCAGCTGTGGCCGCCTGTTGCTGCATTGCTGTCGCTTGTTGACGTGCAGCTTCGCCACTGGCAGCCTGAAGCATTTGATTCTGTTTGGATGCCATAATGTCCTGTACGGATGAAGGCATTGTTTCTTTAAACCGCCTAAATCTTTCACTAGCCTGCAAATTACGCAGTGTTGACCGGTATCCCGCCTCATCTAAATACGGTAATAAATCAGACATGGTCTGTCGATTTAACTCAGCTTGCGCCTGTGCAGCTGCGACCATTTGCTGGATTCTTAACGGGAATAACTCTCTTTGGAGCTTTATTTCTTGATCAACTATTCGGTCAGAGGGAACTGCATCGTTAGTTGGGAGACGTGATGGACTACCATCAATTCCACCTGTCGGTGGTGATTGCGGTGGGTTGGGAAGTAATTTATTGTAACGAGCAGTCTCCTCAGACGTGAACGCCCGTGGATTGAATTTTTTCGTTGTAGGGTCAATAAAACCCTCAACCCCCTTCTGCTTGGCTAATACCCCAGGAAGACGAGGTTCTGGTGACGGCAGAGCGAAAGGAGATGGACCCAGCGTCAAATTTTCATATGTATACGGAAAAATATCTCGTTGACCGGTGTTGAGCAGTAGGCCCGGTTTGAGGGCACTAAAACCAATTAGCGGATCGAACGCCATTTTTTACTGATATTGATACTGTTGGGTCAATGCTGAACCTGCTTGCGAAGCAGCTGTTTCTCCCATACGCTGAGCACTTTGTTGAGCACCCAACAATTGTTGAGCACCCGTAGCAATATTTTGACGAATATTTGCCGCAGCCAAATTACGCATCATTTCAGTCTTTGAACGCGCCTCTGCAGCTCTAAAAATTTCTTCATTTAGGCGTCGTTGAATCTTAAGCTGCGAGTCCGCCATTAATTCCATTCCTAGGCGTGAACCAGCTGCAATGCCCCTTGGGTCTAACATTTGTGCTGGTGTCCCATAGGGCATACCGTATCCGAAGGTCGGATCCATGCCCGGAGGCAAACCAGTCAAATCGTATGCGGCTGGTCCGCCCGGAATACCACCCCGCAAGGCAGCAGCTGTTGAGGCAGCGGGATTTAAAATACTCCCCGCAGCCCGCACGGTCCCAGCGCCAAG